TTTATTGTAAGAAACCAAGCGGATCAGAAACTTACACAGAAGGAACCGTGATAAGTAATTATTGCGTCCTGTTCAGTCTGACGCCGCAAATGGTTGCAGAAGCGGGAAATACGGAATGCCAGCTTCATTTGATTGATGGTAGCAATGCTGTCACATCATTTAAGGTGAAGATGGAGGTCCGAGAAAACTTAGTGGCTGCATCCGAAATACAGTCAACCAGTGAATATCAGGCACTAGTAGACATACTAAATCGTTTGGAGAAGTATGATCCGATTGAAATTACAACGATTGAAATTGATTCTCTGCAGTCAGGAACCATAGAAAGTGGAAGCATTGCTTTAAACGTGCAAAAGATTTATGCCTCTGTAGGACAGATGAATGCAGGATTTGAAACCGATGGTCTTCCAGAAAATGCGATTGTGATGATAAGTACCGGTAACCCGGATGATGCAGATAATGCCAAGGTTTATAGAAAGGGCGCAACTGGATATGAGTACATGGTAGATTTATCCGGTGCAACAGGGGCTAAAGGAGAGAAAGGGGATCCTGGTCCAAGAGGAGAAAAAGGGATTCAGGGGGATCCAGGGAAAGATGGAACGGGTGTTACTATACTGGGTTCCTATAAAACAGAAGAGGAATTGAACAGAGAACATCCAACAGGAAATGTGGGCGAATCCTATCTGGTAGATGGAAATCTATATGTATGGGACAACGTATCTGGCCAGTGGAAAAATGTAGGACGTATTCAGGGTCCGGAAGGACCGGCAGGAAAAGCAGCAACGATACGGATCGGAACTACTACGACCGGGGAAGCTGGAACAGAGGCGTCTGTTGAAAATTCGGGTACAGAAACCGAGGCGGTATTTGATTTCGAAATTCCACGGGGTGCTTCCGGAGAAGTAACAGGAATAGAGGATATTCCGAATTCGGATATCGATTCGCTTGGAGGAGGCGCATAAAAAATGATTATTGCAGTATTTGATGGATGCTCCAAGCGGGTAGATATCGATGGAAAACTTACACAATGGGACTACGGACAGGTTTTACAGATCTGCGGAATGGAAGTAGAAGAAGAACAAATACAAGTACATTTCACTGACAAATGTACGAATGGTGCATTGGTGGTACTTGGGAAAGTGGAAGACGGTGACATCACAGTCGATATTCCAAATGAATTACTGAAAAGAAGTGGAACAATCCAGGCATATGTATATAAGACTATTCCGGGAGAAGGAAAGACCATATTTGAAATTCGGTTAAGTGTAAAAGCACGAAAAAAGCCAGAAGATTATGAGGCTCCAGCGGATAAACATGTACTGGAACAGATCGTGGAGCAATTAAAGCAAAAAGGAGACGGGCTGCAGTTAGACGGGAATCAACTGCAGCTTTTGTCGGGTAATGATCCAATCAGTTCCGTAAATCTGCCAAACAGCGGAGGAACTGTGGAGATAGAGTCGATCACCAATCCGGAGATTGACGAGATTATGAAAGGAGCAGAATAGACATGCAAAGAAAGGAAGCAACAAAAGCAGCAGTGCTCGATGCAGGAAAGAAGTATCTGGATCAGGAAGGTCTCGCACATTTTGTACAGAAAAATGATGCAAGATACGTAAGAAAGGAGGATGGGAACATGATCATCCCAGATGCAATTGATGCGAATACGTTGGATCCAAATGAACTGGCTGTTGAGATTGTATAGGAGGCAGAATGAAAAGGAGATGAACGCATGAAATACTTAAGTTGGACAGGGCTACAGCATTTTTATGCTAAGTATATAGAGCCGATTAAAGAAGTGGCCAGGACTGGAAAGTATGAAGATCTGATTGAAAAGCCGGAAATTGTAAATAATACAACAACGACAGAAGCGGGGACAGTGTTGGATGGACGCGTAGGAAAAATATTAAAAAAAGAGATGGATGAAAATAAAAGATATTTCGAAGAAGACAAGAAGAAACAAGATGAAAATATATCGAACATCCGGAAAAATCTCGATCAACTGAATGAAAGAAACGTGGACAGTACTGTCAAGTGGACTACAGTCAGACAAAAAATTGTAAATATGAACGGAACAGATTTTTTTGCAATTACGACAATCAATGAGTTGATGAGTGGGAAGGTACCTGCAAATGAATTGGATCGTTTGTATATACAAGCGCAGAATGCGGACGAAAATGCAAATCAAGCCCTAGTAATCGCTACCACAATGAGAAGTAATGGGCAGGTAATTGTGAAATTAGATAGAGCAGCAAGTGGCACAATACGGCTTTCCTTTTTCTGTGCAATGACTTATGCAACGGAAACGAAAGAAAAATTAGAAATGCTTAGGTATGCAAAAGAAGCAGCAATGAAACCGTTGATTAACGAGTTTGATGAGGATGGAAACACGATCATCCCAGATGCAATTGATGCGAATACGTTGGATCCAAATGAACCCGCTGTTGAGATTATATAGGAGGCAGAAATGACAGATACAGTAATAGTAGCAATTATATCTCTGCTTGGCACTTTGCTTGGAAGTTTTGGAGGGACACAACTTGTTAAGTACAGGATAGAGCAGCTGGAAAAGAAGGTAGAAAAGCACAATTCTATCGTGGAAAGAACATATATTTTAGAGGAAAAAGTGAAGGTTGCAAATCACAGAATTGAGGATTTGGAGAGGAAAGGTGAGTAATGATGGAACAGATCATGAATTATGTAAAGCCAGAGTTGATCGTAGTGGCAGTTGTATTGTATTTTATCGGAATGGGCTTAAAACAATCTCAGATGGTAAAGGATAAGTATATCCCGCTCATTCTGGGTGGCATTGGCATTGCATTATGTGCAGTGTGGGTATTCGCATCTTGTCCAATCAGTACCGGACAGGAGATTGCGATGGCGGTATTTACAGCAATCGTACAGGGGATTTTAGTGGCTGGTCTGAGTACATATGTGAATCAGACAATTAAACAGATTGGGAAAAATGAATAGGATTTAGAATAGTGGGAGAGCTTGGAAACAGGCTCTCTTTTATTGCGCGACATCGCACTAGGAGGTGAGATCATGAGCGAACAGAACGAATTTGGAAGAACAACAGCAGAAGAACTGGAAAAAGCGTTTGAGACAGAAGAGCAGGAGGAACAGAAATAATGAAAATCGGCTTAAGGGGAGGTCACTCTCCAAATTGTAAGGGTGCAATTGGTCTGATCGATGAGCAGGCAGAAGTGCGGAAGATCTACAATGAGCTTGTGCCAATGCTACAGGCAGTTGGTCATACTGTGATTGATTGCAATTCCAATGCATCCAACGTGTCCGTGGAGCTGTCTGACGGTACAAATAAAGCGAATAGTACAGGCTGTGATATCTATGTAACCTTGCACATGAATGCAGCAGGAGCGGCGTCAGCGGGCGGCACAGAAGCGTGGTTATACGATGCATCCAACCAGACCATGAATACGATCGCAAGTAATATCTGCAAAAATTTTGCTGGAAAAGGATTTGCAAATCGTGGAGTGAAATATAGTTCCGGCTATCATGATCTGAATGCATCCAATATGCCTGGCATGATCGTAGAGGCATTGTTTTGCACCGGAACAGATGATGTAGCCAGATATCGGAGCTTAGGAGCGAGAGGAATTGCGGAGCTGATTGCAAAGGCAATCGACAGCAAAGCATCCGCAGGAAGTGGACATGGAAACAAACAGAATACAGAAGATCAGGAAGGAGAAGAGACTATGCAGTGTATGTTTACAGTAGAGGGAAAAGGATGTGTATATTGGATGCATGATGGAGTGGTGACAGCTTTAGGACATCCGGACGAAATGAAGATTCTGCGGGAAATCTACAAAGCAAATTACGGGCATGATATGCCAATGTACAAGTGGGATCCAAAAGGACCTTGGTATAAGAGAGCGATGGAGCCTCTGTACCGAGAACCTGTAAAAAAGATTTAATAAAATCCCCTCGGAGATCAGCTCTCTGAGGGGTGAAATTTCCACGCAATTACTACTAATGTATTTACACACCCGTACAAATGTGGTATTATAAAACTGTCCAATACAGATGATGCTCTGTATTGCGGAGACTGAGCAAATCACAGTTTCGCGGATTGAAATATTAGAAGTAGCTTTAAATAGCTAAAAGATAGGGATAGGCTTAATGCTTATCCTTTTCTTTTTATCTGATCAATTCCCGTACGTCGCATTCCAGCGCATCTGCCAGAGCAATTGCGTTCCTGAGCATCATTTTTCCGGTATCGTACTCTCCGTACTCGTATTTCTGTATCTGCCGAATGTTAATACCAGTCTTATTGGCAAGTTCTTGTTGCGTTAGCCCTGTAGCCTTTCTTAATCTTTGCACGCTGCTTAAATGTTCCCTCATTCTATTCACCCCTCTTTCTCCCATCACTATAGCAATCATAAAAACTATCTACTAATTCGGCAATCTCTTCCGGTGATAACTTATCGGCGATTTCTTGCGGCACTCTATTATAATTTTCAGCAAACGTACAACCGTATTTTCCGATTTTAGATAATTTCTTGACCATTTCCAGCTTATACATGCGTCCAAGCTCTTCTGTTGTAATTTCTCCGGATTTAACCGCTTCTCTTCCTTCTCTCGTTAAAATTTTCATTGCTTCCTCTTTTTTAATTGTTCCGATTCCATTAATTTTCATATTCTTCCTCTTTCTCCCCGTAGCCGATAGGACAGCATGTGTATTATTGCGCTTTGCAGTTTAAAACCTTTTTATAATTATTTTCCGTAAACTTCACTTAAAATTCTGTTACACATTGTGTTATATCCGTGTCTAACATCAAAGAAAAGTTGATGGTAGTATTTCTGATATGTTGTTTCGTTGTTCCATTTCAGCAGATCGATTACAAGTCCGGCGTTGGATTCAGAAAGTATTCTGTTATATCCTTCCTTGCAAGATTCCCACATTTTCACGTTTTCTGGATATCCTGCCTTGCAGTCTGCGATCAGTGCATCAAACTGCTCGTTCATTTTTTTGATCAGATCGTTTGCGAAGTCGATCTGTTTCTCTGTTCCTGTCATTTTTGTTCCACCTTTCTTTGCTTCATTCCACGCTTTCTTCAACGCTTCGGAGATTCCGAATCCTGCTTTTTTAACCAGTTCCCATGCTCTTCTCATAATTTTTGATAAGTTGTATTTTTTCATTTTTCGTATCTCCTTTGCTTTATCTTATGGTCTTATTATACGTCTTATAAGGCGTAATGTCAATAGGAAAACGAAAACTTTTTAAAATAATTTCAAGCCCAGCAATCCATCCGCTGTGATATAATAATATGTAGTCAATGCAAGAGGGGGAACAATTATGGAATACCAGATCTACGAATCTTACGATACGTTTTTACTATACCAAGAGTTTATGGAGATACCAGGAAATACTTTTAAATTTCGGCTGCCAGTAGGTATGACTCTGACAACCGAAATGATGCACACCTTTTTACGGGCTGGTTATTTAAGTGCCGGTAGACCGCAGTTGCCGGCATGAATATTGTACCATTTTCATTGTATTATAATAGGTAGGGATATTATTTGTACGCTGTTGAAAAAAGGTTGACCTTTTTGTAACAACCTACAAACACCCACAAACCCAGTGTTTTCAAGGGTTTACGGCATGTAGTAGTAATAAACCTTTAACAAGTCCTTATCCTTTTCGTAGATGATTTTTTCTACAACACTCCTGAGCACATCATTCTTGGTTGTCGCATCAACAGAGTCGGAAGAGAGAATATCGTACACATTTTTCACCCTTAGCAGCATGTCCTCGTCATCATCTTTGCTGTTGCTTTTTTCTTCCTTGATTTCGGACAGTTGTTTTTCAAGGTGTTGTTTTTCTTCTTGTACAGCCTGTTTATTTTCCTTGTATTCTTCCATAGTGTCAATCCCGTTCATGTAGGCTTCTTTGATTCTTTGCAGTTTCACATCGATCTTTTTGATCTGGTCTTCCAGTATGGTTTTTAAGTCCACGGTGTCATCGGTTTTGGTTTCGATTTTGCGGTATGTGATTTTACTACTATCAAGCACAGTTTTGATGGATTCCAGTACTGCAGGTTCTAACTTGATTGAGCTGATAGAGTTGTTTGCCATGCATTTTCCCTTTGTGTATCCATAGCACCTAAAATGAGAGTACACTCTTGTGTTATTTCTGATCGTGTTTGCAGTCATTGTCCTGCCGCACGCTGGGCACTTCACGACACCAGACAACCAGTGCTTATATGTGCTTACTGGTCTCGCACCACGAGGCCTGTATTCTCTCTTGTATCGTTCCTGTGCCTTGCCAAACAATTCCTTGCTGATGATTGCAGGATGTTCCCCATCGGTGACAATCCATTCGCTTTCCGGGCGGATTTCGTTGGATTCATTGATTGTCCGATTCCAACGTATCATACCGCAGTAAGTAGGATTCTGCAAGATATATTCAATGGACCGGCGTTCAAATTCTTTCCCGTGCGAGGTTTTGAAATTATGCATATTTAAAAGCCTAGCAATTTCAAATATTCCTAAGTTCTCATTTGCATACTTTTCAAAAATCAGTTTCACGATTTCAGCTTCTTCCGGAACGATTACTGGAGGTTCCTTATGCGTCACGATCTTATACCCGAGCGGTGGGCGTGCTTGGTATCCACCTCTTTCTGCTTTCTCCTTCATTCCTCTGGTTACTTCTCCGGAGAGACGAACGGAATAATATTCGTCCATCCACTCGATGATTCGCTCTATCAGAGAGCCAAATGGGCCATCTACCAACGGTTCTGACACGCTTATGACATCCACATTGTGCTTCTTTTTGAGAAGAGACTTGTATACGATACTTTCTTCTTGGTTTCTCGCAAATCGGCTATATTTCCAGACAAGAATGGCATCTGCTGGGTGATCTGACGATTTCGCGAGCCCAATCATTTTTTGGAACTCCGGGCGCTTATCTGCTTTTCTTCCGGAAATCCCGACCTCATAAAAAATCTTAGACACCACATACCCGTGACTCTTTGCGTAATCTTTTAACAACTTCGCTTGGGAATCTGGGGATAATTCATCTTGCTTTCCAGTGGATACACGGACGTATCCAAAAGCGTATTTCGTTTCCATGTTATCATCTCCTTATTTAATTTTATGCAAAAACGAGTACAAAAATAACAGCCAGCACATGAACGAATGTTCTGGATTGCAAGCTGTTTCCGAAGATGATACAATATTCGTGGATTTCAATAGCATATCTTCGGATATGTAGACCGTTCCTGTTGGCGCAGGGACGGTTTTTATTTTTATTGAATAGTTAAATCTTGCTGTTGAAAAAATGCAGCAACTCTGTCGCCATGCGTCATATTTTCTACGCGAACTTTTACAGGAGAAGTGTCAGAAATTTCGAACATAAGACCAACATTTATTGTTGTACCATTTAAAATCCCTTTACTTGCGTTTTGTATAGATTCATTTTCAGATGTCGTCATAAGCGGAGAACAGCTTATTCCATTTTGAAAACATCTAACATCGAACAGCTGACCTAAATATGCTTCACTATTTGTTTTGTTTGTAAAATCAAAATAAAGAATTACAGAATTTTGTCCAGAATCGCCAGTTGATAATTCGTAACCGGTGTATTTTAAAACCCCCTCGTCTGTTTCTACGTTTATGGAATCCACTTTTTCATATCCATCTTCCATATTGCTTGCTCCACCAGATTCTATCCATTCACTCTGCGACATGGAACTATCATTTTTTACAGCATCATTTTCTTTCAACTCTTTTTCCGTAGCTTCTGTTTTCGCATTGTTCTCTTTTTTCGGTTCTTTGTCTCCACCGCACGCTGTAATGGATAATGCCATAGCTCCTACTAATAACATTGCTACAATTTTCTTCTTCATTTCTTTTTCCTCACTTTCTTGTGCACTTTAACACCACTTTACTCTATATAAACGCCGGAGCGGTTATATCATATTAAATTAAAATCTGCCATCAAGTCCTATAAAATATTAGAACAAATGTTCGAACAAATATTGATTTTTGTCTCCTGAGATAGTATTATATATTCAGGGATTTCGAACAAGTGTTTTTGCAGTTAGGAGGGACTTGCGATGGACGAATTAAATATCTTGTTATCCAAGCTAGATGGTAATGACTACAAAATCATCAAACAGCTTGTTTCGATATTATATAGGTATCTGGAGCGAAGAGGGAGACTTTAGTCTTCCCTTTTCTCATTTAATCCAGATCCTACGCTTTTGAAGTACTCTCGTATAACGGTCTTTGACTTTTCATCCAATTCTTGATACTTCTTCATCATTTCTATAATCATATCGTAAAAAGGATTTCCATGTCCGTCATACTCCAGTAAATCTTCTACATAATAGCCTATTTCATCTGATGGCTGCTTGAACATTTCTCCTGTTCCAGATAATAGCCATTCTTCGCTCACTCCATATTCTCTACATATGGCTTTAGCCATTTGATCTGTTATTGTACGTTCTTCTTTCTCTATTCTAGAGATCGCAGTCTTAGTCACTCCTAGTGGTTCACCGAATTTCTCAAGAGTTAAATTTAACTGCTTTCTCAGATCAAATACTCTTTTCCCGTAAGACATTCATTCACCGCCTTTCTGATTACATTATATATCAGTAAAAAGTCAAAGTCAAGAAAAAAAGTTACCAAAGGCAACAAAAAAGAGTTGACAAAGTTACCAAAGGTCAGTATAATGTAACCATAGACAACAAAACAACACCACAAACCGAAAGCGAGGAAATGAAAATGACAGTTGTAGATATGGTAATTGGAACAATGAGAAAAGGCGAGTACGCAACACACTATAAAAAAGGAAATTCAAATTTCTTTTTAAGAAATAATGAAGATTTCTATTATCTGGATAAAGTAACAAAAGGATGTTCGGCTACTGTGGTAGCAGGAACGGAAGAAGAGGTTCTTGATTATATAAAAGAAAACAAGTTAAAACAAGTTGCATTATTGCATATCTAATTTTAATGCTGACCTATCGGCTACGGGGAGAAAGAGGGAAGAATATGAAAAGGCCTATGAATTACAGAGAAAAGTCAATGGAAGAATTGTTCAAAAATTATGTTGATGAAAATTACAGAATCAACAGAGCAGATGCACAGACTACTCAAAGATTTATTGTTAATGAAGTCTATGAAAGAGTGAAAACGGCGTTTGAACTTCTTGAAGAAGCGGAAACCGAAGAAGAAGCGGTGAAGATTTACAATCAGTTTCTTAAATTTTAATAATAAGCCGGACACTGTTCCGGCTCTGTAATGCCACCGTTGGCGGTCACAAGTCCGCATGAAAAAGGCAGAGTGCAGAATAAAAAGAAAGGAGGGAACTGTGTGGGAAGTTTTTTAATATTTTTAGTGTTCCTGCTAATTATGTCCATCTCAGGTATAACAGTCTGGTGGATCTGGAGCAGAGTAAATATTGCAATCAAAAGACGGGAAAGTGTTTTTGATGTAGAAAAAGAAACACATAAGAAAATCAAAGAAAAAATTCAGGAGGAAGAATAAGAATGAAAGCAAATGTAATAGGAACACTTATTGGTTTAGCAGTCGTAGTAGGGGCATGGTACTGCGTAATGTCACTTACAAAAGTAGGGCAAGGAGAAGTTGGAGTTGTGTATTCCATGAAAGATGGAGTCAAAGAGGAAACACTTGGTCCTGGATTCCATTTTGTAGGCCCATTCGACAAAGTAAAAGATTATCCAGTTGCACAGCAGCAACTTGTACTTAGCAACAACGCAGCAGACTTCAACGAGGAAGAGCTTGAAAAAGATACCCATGTAGACGCACCTGCAGACGGAGGAATGGTAAAGATGAACATGACCGTAAATTACAATTTTATTCCAGATAAAGTTACTGGATTGTATGAACGGTTTAATGGGATGGATGGAGAGCAGATTGTCGAGTCAAAAGTAAAAAATTCCATCATTGCTTACATAAAAGAAGTAACTCCTAAATTTTCCGTCATGGATATCTACAGTACAAAAAGAGCAGAGGTTGGTCAGGAGATTACAAAATATCTGAACGAAAAAGTACAGGAAGAATATGGAATCAACATTTCGTCGGCCTTAATCATTGACGTGCAACTTGATAAAGAATTGCAGAAAAAGGTGCAGGCGAAGGAACAGGCGAAACAAGATGCAGAAAAAGCAGAATTGGACAAACAGACGGCGATAGCACAAGGTGAAGCTGATAAGGCTAAGGCGGAAGCGAATAAAGCGGTTACGATTACAAATGCAGAAGCAGAAGCGGAAGCAAACAGAATCAAATCTCAGTCTATCACGGATGAATTGATTCGAATGACAGAAGCGGAAGCAAGAAAAAAACATGGATGGGTGACTGTGCAAGGAGCGGACACTGTCGTGACAGAAAAATAAAGCAATCCCGCCACGGAGGTTACGACGGCAATAAAAAATAGGAGGTAAAAGGTATTGAACGAGTTAATCAAAATCAATTACGAAACAGAGCAGCCGACAGTGCCGGCAAGAGATTTACACGAACAACTAAATATCGAAACACCATTTAAAAAATGGATTGATCGCATGTGCGATTACGGTTTTGAAGAGTCGAAAGACTTTTGGACAAAAATGTCTAAAAGTACAGGAGGGCGTCCATCAACGGAATACAACCTTTCAGTTGATATGGCAAAGCAGATCTGTATGATTCAAAGATCACCAGAAGGGAAACAGATTCGCCAGTATTTCATCGATCTTGAAAAAGCATGGAACACGCCAGAACAGGTGATGGCAAGAGCCTTAAAGATGGCAGGTAAGACTATTGACAGCTTAAAAGACAGATGCAAATTCCTTGGAGGACAGGTTGTAGAGCAACAGAAGCTGATCGAGGAAATGACGCCGAAAGCAAACTACGTTGACCATATCCTGGAATCAAAATCACTGGTAGCCACTACACAGATTGCCAAGGACTACGGAATGTCAGCTGTGCGATTTAACCGGATTCTGAATGACATGAAAATCCAGTACAAAGTCAACAAACAGTGGGTTCTCTACTCAAAATATCAGAATTGCGGCTATGTACATAGTAAAACGATTGACATTACAAGGAGCAACGGAGATCCGGATGTAACAATGCAGACGCAGTGGACACAGAAAGGGCGCCTGTTTTTATACGAGGAACTCAAGAAAAACGGAATCCACCCAGTAATTGAACAGAACGCAGCATAGGAGGTACGCATGAGCGAAAAAGACAGAAAAGAGATTGCAGAAATGGTGAAAAAAGCAAAGTATCTGGCAGAGAATGACCCACAGGGATTTATGCTTGCCAAGAATAGCATGGATATTTTGAAAGCAAGATCAGACATGGATGCAGTGGAAGAGAAAGAAGACGACTAGGACAACATATCATGGACAATCCAACCTGCATACATATTAGAGAGGTGGTGCAAGTGACTATAAAAAACATCGTAGTAATCAACGGTAAAGAGGTTGAGATCAGAGACCTGCCGGACGCTGAACTGTTTGCAGAAAAACTAAACCGGAAAGCTCTGACAGCAAGAAATTACACAGAGGAGAAAACCGCTTAGGCGGTAGAAGGGAGGACAAGCTATGAAAAGGCTGACAATCAATCAAATTGAGAAATTCATCCAGGCGTTGGAATCCACAGAAAGGGTTGATGGGTATTCTGAGGAGCAAAAGTTACACGCGATCGCCTGTCTGGAAAATTACAGAATGGAGTTGGAAATCCAAGGTAAAAAATCCGTGAAATTAAAGGAGGAAGAACATGGAAATTAAAGGAACCTACCACTGCCAGACCACTCAGCAACCAAACGCTTTAAACAGCTGGGACATCCGCTCCGTATCGGTAGATCTGCCGGAAGAAGAGGACAAGCCTTACTGGCACAAGGTTGCAGCATCCGTGATTGGGTTTGGGCTGGTGCTACTGTCGTGGTATCTGGTGTTTGGGTATTAAAAAAGAGTGCTGTCACAGGGCGGCAACCCTCGAGCACTCGAATTAGTAAATCAGTTAAATTGTAGACGAAAAGGAGGAGTTTGTAAATGAAAATTACGAAAATTAAGATCAAAAATCTTTATGGAATTACAGAATACGAAGGGGACGGAAAGAGCGTAGAGCTTTCTGGAACAAATGGAGCAGGAAAATCTTCCGTGATTGATGCAATTCGGTATGCTCTTACAAATAAGTCAAACCGGAAATATATTGTCAGAAACGGGGAAACAGAGGGCGAAATTCTGATTGAAACAGATAACGGATTGAGAATCAATCGGAAGGCAAGAACGAATCAAGCGGATTACAAGAGCGTGAAGCAGAACGGTCATGAGGTGGGGAGTCCGGAAACATTTTTGAAAGATATTTTTACTCCACTGCAGCTGTCACCAGTTGAATTTATGGAGAAATCCGAAAAAGAGCAGAATGCAATTTTGCTTGATATGATCCAGTATGACTGGTCATTGCAGACAATCCGTGAATGGTTTGGTGAAATTCCAGATTGGGTATCTTACGATCAGAATATTTTACAAGTTTTGAATGATATACAGTCGGAAAACGGCATGTATTACAGGAATCGGCAGGATGTGAATAGAGATATCCGGAATAAAAAATCATTTGTTGAGGATATCGCAGATGCTATCCCGTCTGGATACGATGCAGAAAAATGGGAAAATGAAAATCTTGGACAGCTGTATCAGGAAATCGAGCGCATCAGAAAAGAAAATGAGCAGATCGAGAAAGCAAAGCGATTCATCGAGCAGAGAGATAATAAAGTCCGGTCGTTCGAAGCGGATAAAGAGATTAAATTATCTGCATTGGAAAGGTCATTTACCGCAGAGCGGGAGCGGCTTTTGAAAGAGAATGAAAGACTGCAGGCTCAGTTAAGGGAAAATCAAACAATGCTTGCTGGCATGGAAGAAAGAAAAGCGGACAAAGCAGAAGTAATCGTAAAAGAATATGAAGCGAATGTTGCGAAATATGACAGCTCTGTAGAAGAGTACAAGGAATTGTCTGAAAAGGAAGTGCAGGATTACTCGGAATTGCAGAATCAGGCATCTTATGCAGAAGAGATGAAATCCCACTTGAATGAATATCGGCGAATGGTTGATCTACAGAACGAAGTGGAGCGATTAAAAGCGGAATCCGAAGAATTTACGAAGAAAATCGAAAAGGCACGGTCTCTTCCTGGGGAAATTTTAGAAACTGCAACTATTCCAATTTCTGGTCTTACGGTTGTAAATGGCGTTCCACTGATTCACGGACTACCGATCAGCAATCTATCAGACGGAGAAAAACTTGATCTTTGTATTGATGTGGCGATTCAAAAACCGAATGGACTGCAGATCATCCTGATTGATGGAGTAGAGAAAATGTCTACAAAAATGAGGACAGAGCTGTATCAGAAGTGCAAAGATAAGGGATTACAGTTTATCGCAACAAGAACAACAGATGAAGAAGATCTGACAGTGATTGAATTATAAGGAGAATCGATATGGAAGAAATGATTGTAAAAGAAGAAAGACACGAATTAAGTCCGTTTGCGGACAGTCAGAGTTTTCAAAAGATTTTTGATATCGGAAAAATGTTCGCCACATCACAGCTGGTACCGCAGAATTACCAGGGCAAGCCGATGGATTGCACCATTGCAGTAGATATGGCGAATCGAATGGGCGTATCCCCTATGATGGTCATGCAGAATCTGTATGTTGTAAAAGGTAAGCCTACATGGAGTGGACAGGCTTGTATGAGTATGATCCGGGCGAATACAGAATTTAAAAACGTCCGTCCGGTGTACGATGGAACACCTCATACAGATAATTGGGGATGCAGAATTGAAGCAGAATATAAAGATAGTGGAGAGAAAATCAAAGGAACTACAGTGACGATCGAAATGGCTAAAAAAGAGGGATGGTATGAAAAAACAGGAAGTAAATGGAAAACCATGCCGGAGCAGATGCTTGCATATCGTGCGGCTGCGTTCTTTGCTCGGGTATATACTCCAAATTCTCTTATGGGGGTTTATGTCGAGGGTGAAGCAGAGGACATATCAAAAAGTGATACAAGAGTAGCAGAAAACCCGTTTGATTTCGAAGCAGCGGTGCAAGAAGCAGAGGAGGTATTTGAATGATTTTAACACAGGAAAATTATTACAGCAAAGAAGCAAATCAGGAGTATCTCAGTGTCTCGCAGTATAAGGATTTCTGCGGAACAATCGGACGTGTTGGGTGTGAGGAACAGGCACTTGCAAAGTTGAATGGTGACTGGGAAATGGAGAAAACAACAGCACTTCTGGTTGGGTCTTATGTGGATTCTCATTTCGAGGGAACGCTTGATTTGTTTAAGGCTCATAACCCAGAAATATTTACAAAAAAAGGAGAGTTAAAGGCAGAATACCGGAAAGCGGAAGAAATCATAAATCGAATCGAAAGAGACCCTTTATTCATGATGTTTATGAGCGGAGAGAAGCAGAGAATTTTTACAGCTGATCTGTTTGGAGCAAAGTGGAAAGTGAAGCTTGATAGCTATTTGCCCGGTAAATGTATCGTTGATTTGAAAGTAATGAAATCCCTTAGAGAAGCGCATTATGCGAAAGACATGGGGCTGATGGACTTTGTGAGATTTTGGGGCTATGACATACAGGCTGCTGTCTATCAGGAGGTCGTGAGAATCAATACAGGGGAGCGACTGCCGTTCTATATTGCTGCAGCTAGTAAAGAAAAAGAGCCGGATATTGAGGTGATTCAGATTCCGCAGGAATGGATGAATGATTGTCTGTCTGGAATGGAAATGAATGTATCAAAGATTCTCTCTCTGAAAAACGGAGAGATTGACCCGATACGATGCGAAGTTTGCGACTGGTGCAAGCATACCAAGATATTAAAATCACCGATCTGGCCAGATAATTTGATAGGAGAGGTATAGATGAAAAAGTCAGACACTGTGGTTACGGAATACGTTGAGTTTTGCTTGATCTACGGGAAACCATACAACATCGAGGGGCATCACCTGATCTGTGGAAAAGGAAGAAGGCAAAAAGGAACGGAGGACAAGCTGCTCCTGCCTGTATGTAGTGATTGCCACAAAAGGATACATGGAGATGGTGTAAGCATGGCACTGTCGAAGATGGTAGGGCAGGCAATTTATGAGCAGAACCATACACGAGAGGAATTTAGGGAACGATATGGACAATCATATTTTTGAAATCAGAGGGAAATTTTACAAAGGACATTGTTTCCCTGGTCTGAATGATTACATACATGAGACCGGAAAGAACCCGAAAGCAGGAAATCGAATGAAGCAACAGTATCAGATGATAGCCTGTAACGCCGTCAGGCTTGGTTTAAAGCGTTTTAAAACAGATAAGCCTATCATTCTGCACTATACGTTTAAAGAGCCTAAAAAGGGCAATAAACGGGACAGAATGAATGTTTTCAGTTTTGCGGACAAGGTGATTGAAGACGCATTGCAGAAATGCGATGTGATTGTTAATGATGATCCGGCTCATGTCGTGAATACAACGCATGAGTTTGAGTATACAAGCGGAATCCCGTCAATCATTGTCCGAATTGAAGAGATAATGAGGTAGAGAGCCTTGTTATAAATTGTAACCCGTTCATGGCTGCTGTGTAGTACGTCACAAATACCTTAAGTAAGCCAGATTCATTGTCTCCCGGTAATTCCGGGAGCAGAAAGGAGAACGAATGATAATTACAATTCCGGGCAAACCGGTTGGAAAAGCAAGACCGAGATTCCGCAGAGCCGGATTCAAAGTCATTACATACACACCAAATGAAAGTAAAAAATACGAAAAGGAAGTTGCAAGGATTTACAAGCAGAGCGTAGGCGTGCTTTACACGGACATCCCTCTGAGAGTTCGAATTTTAGCGAAATTTCCGATTCCAGATAGCTGGTCTAAGAAGAATAAGGAGAAAGCTTTAAAAGGCGAAATAAAGCCGAATAAAAAGCCGGACTTAGATAACATCGCAAAAATCATTTTGGATGGTTTGAATGGAGTCGCATATACGGACGATAAGCAGGTGACCAGTCTGGAGATTGAAAAAGTGTACTCGGATACACCTTGTGTGGTTGTCTATATTGCGGAGGATGAGTGATGGCAGAGGTAAAGTGGATCAAGATTACAACGGACATGTTTGATAATCGCAAGATCAAACATCTGCGGAAACTTCCAGACGGAAATAACATTGTCTTAATCTGGGTAATGCTGCTTACCATGGCTGGGCGGTGCAATAGTAACGGGATGGTGTTTTTGACACAGAACATCCCATACACGCCTAAGATGTTGGCTGATGAACTTGATTTTGAGGAAAATACCGTGAAATTAGCCTTACAATCACTGGAGCAGCTTGAAATGATCGTGATGGACAATGGATTTTTCTCAATCCCAGGATGGGAAGAACACCAGAACGCAGAAGCACTTGAAAAAATAAGGGAGCAGAACCGGATCAGGAAGCAAAAACAGAGGAAAAAACAGAAAATTGAGTGCGTCACAGAAATGTCACGTGACGTAAGTGTGACAAATTTGGGAAGTCACGCTACAGATATAGATAAAGAAGAAGATAAAGATAAAGAAAGAGATATAAGAGGTAATAGAGTAGATTATCAGCAAATAGCTGATATGTATAATGCCACTTGCGTGTCATTCCCTCGCTTAACACGATTATCTGAAAAAAGAAAACGTGCAATTAAAGCGAGATTAAGAAAATACTCCATTGATGACATTAAGAAGGTGTTTGAGCTTGCAGAGGAAAGCGATTTTCTAAAAGGGGAAAATGGCCGAAATTGGTCGGCAACATTTGATTGGATGATGAATGATGCAAATATGGCAAAGATTCTGGATGGGAATTATAAAAACAAAGATGCAAAGCAATCAAAACCGCCAGTAAGCAAAAACCTAAACAACTTTGATCGCAGAGAATACGACATGGACTCTCTGGAAGAACAGTTACTGAACTCGAATTAAGGAGGAAGAAAATGAAAGAAGAATTATTAAAAATGGCACAGGAGTGCCTCTCTGAGGAAGAAGTAAAGGAAATACTCAAAAAGAAATTTAAGGAATCGATAGAATCGGTAATAGAATCAGCGTTTAGATGGGAAGATGCGGAAAAAGCGCTAAGGAAAAAGATAAACGAAGTCATGGTGCCGTACATAGAGAAGTATGATTTTTCGGAATACCTTCCAAAGTTGGATACGGTGCTTACAGAAATCGTAAATTCCGATGCTTGTATCGAGAATAAAAAGATTCTGGAAAATTTTAAGGAATTATCAATCAAGCAGGAAGAAAAAGAAATGGAAGTCACTGATCTGTTTGATGCATGGATTGCAATGTGCGAAAAGAAGATCAGTACAACTGGTCTGGAAGTGGAGTTTGACGATGGACCATACTACGAATCGGTCAGTTGCGAGATGCGAATAGAAGAGCGTGAAAGATCTACTTGGAGCTTCCTGCATAGGGCGGTAATCATTTTCGAAAACGAACACGATGAAGGGTTGAATATGGAAATTCCGATATCGAAATGGGATTTTGAGAAAGAGTATACACTTGACAGTTTGGGATGTGTAGACATTAAGTCGTTGAGATACCTTGGGGAATTTGACATGTTGTTAATGAGATTGCAAAGAGCGGGAACAAAAATCATTATCGACAAGACGGAAGACGATGGAGAAATATATCCAGAAGAAGAACCGGAAGTAAGTTTCAGTTAGGAGGAATTATGGAACCGAAGAAAGTAACAATAAACTACGCTCTGCTCTGTAAGGAACTAGAAAAACAGGGCAAGACGAAAGAAAAATTCTCGGCAGAACTCGGGAGAAGCAAGTCTTTTGTCTGCAATATGGCAAAGAACCCGGAACAGACAGAAGATTTTGAAAGAACCATGTGTCTACTTCTCGGACTTGAACCAGGAAGTCTGGTGAAAGAGCCAGAAAAGAAGGGGATGACTGCAGCACAGGCACTTACAGTCATCCGGGATGAGATTTTAGAAAACCGAAGAATCATGCAGGAGAATTTTGAGAAGATCTGGAATAAGCTGAACACCAACACCATCCAATTAGAAAAGATCAAGGACAAGGTCAATACGATGTCAAAGACCGATTATGACAAGGCAGTGGAATGGTTAAGAGACAAAATGGAAGGTGGTCGCTATGACGGGGCGAAGCTGCTCATGGAGTCAGAAGCGGCAGGAATTAAAAGGTCGGACATCATGAAAGCGAAAGCAGAACTTGGAGTAAGAATCCAGACTACAGGGTACGGAAAGAATGTGAAAGCATGGTGGAGCTTGAAGGAGGAGAACCATGGATAGAGGGAAATATAGCTTTAGCGGCCATAGAAAACAGTCTGCAGGATTTAAACCGGGCAATATGGCAGTGTTTATGTACGGCAGTACAAAGCGGAAGAGGAAGAAAAGGGTGAGAGGAAAATGACGAATAATGATCATTTGAACAACATAACAGGAGAAATGGATACACCAGAAATCTCCGCAGTGAAGATGATACTTACAAGAATAGATGAGGATTTAGAAAACGATCTGTATGAAGAAAACCGTGATAAATACCTGAATTTGTACAAGAGCCAAAAAGAGTGGTTGGAAAGAGAGGTTGAAAATGAATAAAAGAAAGTTGTACGAGCCATATACGAAAGATATCGAGGGCATGATCGAAAATGGATACAATATCCAAAACATCTATGATGAAATAAGCAAAAAGATCGGAATAGACGCAAGTATCGAGACGTTTAAGAAGTTTCTGAACGACAATAATATGACGACTAGACAAAAGGATACAAAAAATCTAATCAAAAACACTTTTAGGACAATGGAGGATTACATGGATTTCTGTGAGCGTTGGGTGCGGACAAGCTGTAGACTAAACCGCAAACCAGAGAATCCAAACCGTATATTTATGCAACGGTATTCACAGTAGGTTATAAAAAATAAGCGAAAAATAGAAAGGAGCCAGCCTCCGGCCGGGGCAAGGGTATACCGGGCTTCTAAAAAAATGGAAAATTTGATTATAGATTGCTTCGCCGGAGGAGGTGGAGCGAGCGTAGGAATAGAAATGGCACTTGGAAGACAAGTAGATATTGCAATCAATCACGATCCGGATGCAATTTTGATGCACAAGACAAACCATCCGAAAACATTGCATCTCACAGAAGATATCTTCAGGGTAGATTTGAAGAAATATGTGAAAGGAAAGCGAGTTGCTTTAATGTGGGCGAGTCCTGATTGTACCAGCCACAGCAAGGCGAAAGGCGGGAAGCCGAGGGAAAAAGGGCTTCGGATTTTGCCTTGGGCGGTATACAAACACGCAAAAGCAATTCTCCCTGATGTGATTATCATGGAAAACGTGGAAGAGATTCAGCAATGGGGACCGCTGGATGAAAACGGGCATCCGATTAAGGAACGGCGTGGGGAAGATTATAAGAAGTTCATTACGGCAATGAAGAGTCTCGGGTATATATTCGACTGCCGGGAGCTTATTGCGGCAGACTATGGCGCGCCTACCACGAGAAAGCGCTGGTATGCAATTTTCAGGAGAGATGGAAAAGACATCGTGTGGCCAGAAAAGACGAATTTTAAATCCAGAGATCCGAAATGGCAGGAATGCGGGGCATATATCGATTGGTCTGATTTAGGGAAAACGATATTTGATAGACCAAAACCGTTGGCAGATGCAACGATGAAAAGGATTGCAAATGGAATCAGAAAATATGTAATAGACAATCCATCTCCCTATATCGTGAGAAATAAAGATGCTGTTGCATTTATGATTCAGTACCACGGAGAAACAAAAAATGGAGAATCAAGAGGACAGTTGCTGACAGAACCAATTAAAACAATCGACACATCAAACAGGTACGGCCTGGTGACAGCTTTTGTTACAAAATTTTATAAAAGTGGAATCGGACAGGGATGCAACGAACCTTTACACACAATCACAACATCACCTGGACATTTTGGATTGATATCTGCGTTTTTAATTAAGTATTACGGAACTGGCGGAGGACAAGAACTTTCAAATCCGCTTGCAACGATTACCACAAAAGATCGTTTCGGACTGGTAAATGTGATTCTGGATATCGAAGGCGAAAAGTATGTCATGAAGGATATTTTCCTGAGAATGTTAAAACCGGAAGAACTTAAATTAATGCAGGGATTTCCGGATGATTACATTATTGACAGGGATTACAAATACAGGAGATATCCGATCGCAAAACAAGTGGCTAGAATCGGAAACAGTGTAGTGCCAATCATGGCACAGAAACTGGTAGAAGCAAACTGCCCGTATTTAAAAATCGGGAATAGGGTGCCGAACATAGAAATATATGAGGATGAGCAGCAAATTAGGTTTGCGTAGTAGGAGGAATGACTAATGGCGAAAACAGAAGAAACACGACTGAAAAAAGGTGACACGATCAAATGCGCTGATGCAGATGATTGCGTGAGGACAATGACCGAATTGGCGGTCTGCGGGATAGAGACGGATTTCCTGTATGAAAAAGATGGAGAGAGCGGTTTATGATTGGATACAAATTACGATATGCACAACGAAGGAACGTGTTATTACGGTGATGGAGAATATTCATCTCGTGATTTTGCAGAAAAGTACAATTATAAAATCTTGGAATGGAGTGATTACATGCAGAAAGAATTTACAAAAGCGGATTTAAAAGACGGAATGGTAGTGGAACAGAGAAATGGGAATATGTATCTTGTATTGGCTGGGATGGCAGTGAGAAAAAGCGGACGCAATCATATAGACGGTTATACTAATGGCTTGAAATGGGAAGGTTATACAGCAGGAGACATCGTTAAAGTCTATAGGATTACTCCGGAATCACTCAGATGCATAGAAGATGTGTTTATTAAAAACAACCTTGAACTCATTTGGGAACGCAAAGAATCAAAGAAAATGACAGTGGAAGAAATGCGACAGAAGCTTGAAGAGCTGACAGGAGAGGAAATTGAGGTGATGCAGGAATGACAAGAGATACTATGAAACGTAGAAAGGAAACGGCAGGAGTCATCCGAAAGATAGATGCACATGATATGGCAACGAGAAAGCCCTGCGAGACAGCTTTAAAGCAACAGGAGCATAAAGCCTTTAAGTGCGACTTTAAAAGCGCACAGAGGCCGAATAAGGACGTTGTAGAGTACATGGCAGAGAAATACAACATAAAAGAGCGAATCCCGGGAGGTGATAGAGTTGGACAAGAACGTGATTTATGAGTACATAGATGCGAAAGCATTGGTGAAAGAGACGGAAGAAGACATCAGACGGCATAGAAGAAAAGCAATTGTGCAGGACAAAGTGACAGGCAGTAATCCGGAGTTTCCGTACCAACCGCAAAGCTTTAATATCTCCGGATGTGTAGAGAGTTCTGTGAATGTGGATGAGGAAGAAAAACTGCTGGAAGAGCGAAAGAGGAACGCAGAGCTGATTAAAGTAAAGGCAGAGCGTGTGATTAATAAAGCGCCGGTCCGGATGCAGAGGATTATCCGGTTCAAGGTGATGCAGGGGCTTACGTGGGACTCTGTAGCGATAAAAATGGGCGGAAGATGCACGAAAGACAGTGTAAGAATGGAATTTCAGAATTGGATGAAAGAAAAATAAAGTTATTTCGTTTTTTTCACATTTTTCGCTTTTAGAAGTTTATAGTATATCATGGAGTTAAAAGATAAGCTTCAAAATCTTTCCGAACATTCGGAACACCGCCGGACTTCTCCACTTTCTTGTCTGGCGGTGTTTTTATGCCGTGGTCAGTTGGGACAAGCGGGTTCGATCCCTGCACACGGTTTTGTGATGTAAGGTTTGCGGCTTACCAGCTGGGGGTTGCTGTGGGAGTGCACACCGGCTTTACATCACAAACGGTACCAAAACGCAGATATCCGCAGATCTGCGAAACAAACAAAAATAGATTCAGCGATCTATATTTAGTGTCAGTACCCGAGTGCGGATAGGGTAAAGGGTGTCAAAAGGCATCCTACCGGACATAGCTCAGTCGGTTAGAGCGGCAGCCTTATAAGCTGTGTGTCACGAGTTCAATTCTCGTTGTCCGGACTGTGGACTACTGCAAGGTTCCTCCTTGTGTTATAGAATCCAGTAAAGTTGCCAGGTTACGTATTTCAATTTTGCGGCAGTCCTATAAATTTTAAAAACCTCTGAAAAAAAGCATTGACATATGGTTAACCATATGATATTATATACTTGTAAGGAGGTGAGATACAGATGAGCAAGAAACGAAAGAAAAAAAGAGAGCTTGCCAAGATTGATAATCGAATCGTTAATCGCAACTGGGGCGCTATTAACTGGGATTGCCAATCTTATAGAAGCTCTCAAATAGGGGACGGGGCGAAAGCCCCAATCCTTAATAGAAGTATAGCTCATCTTGGAAGAAATGAAAAGAACTAAATTCGGAGAATTGTTTTTATTGTTTGCAATCGTTTATTTTGTGGCATCTGATAAAAATATCTATTCATCCATTTTTCTTATTTTAGCATCTGTTTATTTATTGATAGACATAGTACCAAGACTGTGGAAGGAGTGGAAGAAATGCCGGTAGGTAGTCCAAAACCTCAAACGATTGCATCGGAGAAGTATCAAAAGAAAGCAGGATGGATGACAAAGGGTTTCAAGATAAAGCGAGAGTTAGCGGATGAATTTGCAGAAGCATGTGAAACTGCAGGAGTCAGTCAAGCTTCAAAGATAAGCGAACTTATGAAAGGATTCATAGAAGAAGTAAATAATGGAAAATAGTAGAGAGCATCTGGCGAAAGCCGGGTGCTTTTCTGCGTCCTGAGCAAAGACGATAAAAGGCTCTGGGCAAAAGCCTACACTGTGCGACATCGCACAAATATAGCAGGATAGAGCAGTGGAAGCTCGTCAGTCTCCTTAGCTGAAGGTCGAAGGTTCGATTCCTTCTCCTGCAATTGAGGTGAGAATATGACAGAACATGAGATTGAATTTGTAAAGAAATGTATAAGAGAAAATATCCACAGATTCTATACATGGGGCAAGTGGAAAGCATTGAGAGAACAGGTGTTAAAGCTTGATAAATATGAATGTCAGTTATGTAAGAAACGTGGAAAGTATACAAAGGCAACGACGGTTCATCATGTGAATTATGTAAAAAAGCATCCAGATAAAGCATTGGAAATCTGGTACAGCTTCAGAGGTGAGAAACGGAGAAACCTGATCAGTCTGTGTCATGATTGTCATGAAGAAGTTCATGGATATCGAAAGCCAAAGAAAAAAGAACCGCTTACAGAAGAAAGATGGTAAAGAAAAATAAAATTGTCAGGATACCCCCGGTCGAAAA